ATGTCTTAGTGCCTATTCTTAATGTACCGTCATTTATCATCCACATGACTTCTTGAAGGGTGTTTCCTGATAATCTTTTTCTGAAAGAATCAGCATCATTTGTACCAAAGTATCCTAGCCCTGAGTTGTCAGCTAAAGCGTCCCATATAAGTTTTCTGTTCATGATGTTTCTATTGTCTTCTACTTTAGAAACATTAATCATATTAGGTTCATCTAATGTGCCACCCCAGTGTAGGCGGCTCTGGTAAGACGACACGCTTCTAGGAAATCCTCTATACTTACTCCAAGAGGATTCAGACCAATCATTAGACATTGTTGTTGTATCCAAGAAGCTTGCTAATATTAAGCCTCCAACAAGACTAGAGTTTGTGAAGCTAGTCACTAAGAATATACTCTCTTTAGCAGCAGCACCTTGGTTTACATAGAAGATTGTTCCTACCATGTTAGTATCGAAGAATGCGACATCAGCAGAGTCAGCTGCGTTTCTTGCTCTAAGGTTAGCTGCTACAGGAGTTGACAATATAGATCCTTGTGCTCCTCCACCTGTAGCTGAAGGTGCTAGATAAACATCTTGCCTTCCTGTAGCAAGGTTATTTACATTGAAGTCTTGTATCGGTGTAGCTTTAATTATATCTCTTACAGTGTCAATAGTCCCATCATCACGTTGTAGTCTATAAGGTTTTACAGAAAACTCTTCGCCTATTCTGTCAGTAAGTGTGATTACAAAAGGTTCAAGTTGTCCATTCTCATGGCAGACATACATCGAGTCGCCACTCTGTTCATAACGTAAACCGTTCTTAGAGAAGTTAGTAGACATCGTAGGGAACAAAATATCATAAGTAACTGACGAGGTAAGATTAACTGTCTTAGTCGCGCCTGTATTATCATAAATTAGTATAGGATCAAGAGCTGTTCCTGACTTCATTTGGTTCCCATTAAAAGCTATCATTACTATATAATCTTTATCTACGCCTTTAAATGAAATCAACTGTACATGCTCTCCTCCTGCATCGTCATATCCTGAAGGAATAGTAGCAAGGTATTCAGTACCCATTCTCCTAAATGCTCCACCTGATTTAGATGGGACAAAGTTCCTCATCTCTGCAAGCCCAGAATCATACTGCTCTATATCTGTACGCCCATTCAATTTAGGACTAAGTTCCCCTGCGCTAAATGAATTAATCTGTTTGTTATAATTTGCCACTATCTCCTCGCATCAGTCCATGTGGACGCTGTATAAGGTCTAGGTGTCCCTTCCTGAGAATCTCTAAGCTTAGCTTCTCTTATAGCATCATCATAGTCAGCACTGACCTTGTCTTTAAGATCGTTGCTTTGGATAAGAGAGTAGGAGAACTCTTTAGCTAAAAATAAAATAAAAGCTTTCTGCATCAGTGGACTGAATGTTGATTCAGCTGCCTGATAAGTATATTGCATTCTAAAAGGATTTTCATCTGTATGGATCTGACTTCCTAACGATTCTATGATCAGCATGTTCAAACTACTTGTAGATTCTATCTGAACATAATCTGATGGAAGATTGAAAACATAAGTGTACCCATATAGGGGTTGATTGTGGACGGTGTGGGTTCCTCCACTGGCTGCTGCCGTAATATCTACAGCTATCCCTGCTTGAGCATTATCATTGTCTACAGCTACCTTGAAGTTGTCAGCGTCTACTCTGATGACATAATAGGATTGGTTTGCTGTCAGTCCCGCAGGAAGAGTCTCTGTAGTATCCATGAAGACCCTGTCTCCAGTCAATCTGCCATGAGCTACTTCATTGATTGAGTCAGTCCCAACAGTCACATCTCCGTCTACAAAATCAAAGGTGGACTCTGTTAGGTCTGTGTATTTTGTTCCAGGGTTCCAAGAGAACATCTGGAGGAACTCATCTTTAAGACGAGCATAGTTGGCGTTACATAATTTGGCTCTTTTATTATTATCGGAAAGGGCAGTGATAGGCTCTTTACCAAGCCTGACCATGGCTGCGCTACAAAGTTGAACATCTGTTTGTGTTGCCATATCAGCCCCTTAATTTAAAAGAAGGGGGATTACTCCCCCTTCGTCCCTTAAGTGATAAGGGTGATTAGTCTACAATATACCGAATCTCAACCTGTGCTACTAGACCATCAGCTGCGTCTGTCGCAGTTGTGGCTACAGCTTGGATATCTACTTCTTCAGCAAATCTCTTGTTGAAGGCTGCATCCGTCCATGCCATAGCAGAGTCGATAGCTGCAGTTGCGTCCATCCCAGAAATTATTCCGTTCGGATCAGCTGCTTCATTCGCATCTGCACTAGCTGCCCAACCTAAGTCTAGGACTCCAGTTGTTCCAAGGTCAGCACATTGAAAACGAGCTTCAATGATTACTGCATTGGCAGGTAGCTTACAAAAAGAAAGCGTATCACCAATGGCGAGTACGTTTCCGCTAATAGTTATGGAGCTGTAAATTCTCCTGATCTTGCCGTTAAGCTTATCAGGTTGCAGTTTTGACGCTGGCTCCGTGACATACGCCGCTGCATATTCTGTACTGTTTTGATTAGCCATCAGTGCCTCCTATTATTCTGCACAAAGCAGTTCAACGACTTTAACTTCTTCCATTCTAACAGCGCCGAGGCTCATGCTAGAATACACTTGCTTAGCATAGTGCTTTTGTGGAAGTTCGTCAATTCGTCCTGTTATTTCTCTCGGAACTGCAAGCAAGATTCCGTCCTTCTTCCAAGCGATTGCTCTACGCGCACCAGCTGCTAAAGAGCCACTGCCTGAACCAACAGCACCGGAGGTCTCATCGTAGGTAGTAGCGGCTGATGTTACATTAAGACGCTCAGAGTGAATAAACTTGAAGCCCATAAAGGTATCAATGTCACCTTGAACAAGTGTCTTAACTGTATTGTAGTCACTTGAAGTTGTTTCTGTTTGTCCAAGTAGAGCGTCGAATTGCTCGGCTGACATACAAATGTACATATCACCTGGCTCAACTTCGTTAGCATTAAACTTCTTCTTAACAGCTCGTAGAGTTTCTACGTTAAGCTTAACACCAGTTGTGGTTGACCCGTCGTAACAAGCTACCTTATTGGCATTGGCTAGGTTGGCTGTACCTGATCCGTCTTTACCAGTTGAAGCTGGGCCAAGTGCGGCTGTGATGATAACATCATCCATAGCACGTCCGTGAGCATTTCTAGCTTCAATAGCATATTCAGATTCAGGATTCATGATTATTCTCAACTTATCCTCAACGTCAACTAGATCAGCATGGAAATAGTCGTTGGTTATACACCTACGTCTTGAATGTGGAGTATCTTGGTAAGTAACGTCTGAGTGCCGTCCGACTTTTAATTGGGCTGTAACACTTCCGACACGATCATAGAACGCCTCTTCAGCATGTTGGGTTTCTTTTCTAACTAGGCCCGCTAGTCTAGATCCCTTTTGTTGCGATAGATGCAAAACATTTGAACTAAATTGTTTTACCATCGCTGTAGTAACTTGTACTGACATGATAGTCTCCTTGTTTGTATAAATTTAGTCGAAATGATTATCCTCAAATGAGGGTCTTTCTGTGCATCTATTTTGGCGGGCCTAACAGGTTATCCTAGACGCATGGTTCTAGGATACCTGATAAGTTATTATTGTCAAGAATTATCCAATGAACTCAAACCACTTGTTCATTTCTTTTACAGCGTGTTCATGTGCCGGACTGTTTTTGTCATGGTAAGCGTGGTTAGGATCTGCCCACACTTCATTGATCTTGTTGTTAGCTTCTTCAGGAGATAACGTACCGTTATACTTGGTGTTTGTGTTGAAGTTGTCTTCAGAAACAAACTTGTCAGCGATCTTGGCCATCAGTCTAATGAATTGACGGTCATTGTTAAACCCTGATTCCTCAAAGTATGTAGCCATTTCATCATCGGCAAATTCGTCCATGAAGGTTTTGGTCTTAAACATCTTCTGATCGAATGCCTGACCATATTCCTCTTTCAAAGATTTAAGGCTCGCATCTACTTCCGCATCGTACTCTTCATCAGACTGCTTATTAATCCCACTGAGTTTACTATCGTAGAACCCTAGAAGCTCATTTGCCTGATCTGGCATTACACCAAGTTCATAAGCTTTAGCTCTGAACTCTTCAACAAACTCCTCATTCACATAGGCATCTTCTCCTATCTTAACACTGTAGTCGTTGATGTCATGTGGGAGTCCTAATTGGTGGTGATAGTTTCTAATCTCTTCAGCTGTCGCACCTTCTCTAGGCTTAGTTACTTTCTCTCCGCCTACCATCTTCTGCGCATGGACATACCCTTTAACTAGGCTGTTCATGTCCTTAATATTCTCCATGACTTTGTCTTGCCCAAACTCTGTGGATACACCTTTAAGCCAACCCTCTTCGATAATTGTAGGCGCAGGTGGCTCGTTAGCCGGAGGAGTTTCATTCTGTGGAGTATTTAAAATGCTGTTGTTTTCAGGTGGTGGGTCAGCAGGTGGCGGATTACTGCCTGGATCTACGTTTCCTCTTTCATTGTTAAACGCTAGTGTCAAAAACTTCCAAAAATTTTTCATTCTGTCTCCTCTAGATTTTCCTGTTCAGTTATCATCTTCATCTGTTTTAATAACTGTTCGGGGTCTATGTTAATAGTCCTAATGATTCTCATCAGAACCGCTCGTTCACCATCCCTGTAAGCTGACTCATATGGATCACCTGAAAATGTCGAAGACATAAAGTGACACGACTTGAGCAAATCTTTAAGTACAACTTGACCATCCTCTGTTTCAAACAGTCTCTTGTACGCTCTAATTTTAATATTGTTTTG